GGTTAGTCAGAAACCTGTCGCCGTTGGTATAAATGTCCATTTTTTTGAGTGGACAGAACTATTTTGTAGGCTAAATTGTACTGTTGAATCGGTACTTTCAGGTGACTTTTCTAATTATGATGGAAAGCTACCTGCATCATTAACCAAACCATTTACTGATTTTGTAAATTGGTGGTATGATGATGGGCCAATTAATGCTAGGGTGAGACATTTGTTGATGAAACATATTTCTCATGCTGTTCACTTGTGTGGTAACAAGTTGTACCAAGTGGTAGACGGCAATCCTTCTGGGAACCCTATTACATCTATATATAATTCATTTTGTAATTATATGATGACTTATATTGTGTTAACTGAAGATCTTGGTCTTAGTGATGACGAATTCGAGATGACCATTTATGGTGACGACATTGTTGTTACCATAAATAGAGTTGGAATTCGTTGTGAACATCTTACTCCACATTTCAAAAGGAGATTCGATATGGATTACACGCATTTTAGTAAGAAAGAGAACCATGATGACGATACAATGTTCACTATCAACTTTATTGGTAGGAAATTTGTAGAACGTCAAAACATATACTCTGCTCCACTAGAACTCCAACTATTTTGGAGATTCCATACTGGATTAAGGGAGATGTTGACCCTCAGCTAGCAGCTTTATCTGCAGCCGAGTCACTTGGTCGTGAGTTATCACATCTATCTGAGGAGGAGTACAAATACTACTGGGGTAGATTTGTCAATGCCTCACTAGTTAGACAGCCACATGCTGCCCATTATATCATATATCGAGCTAAAACTTGGTATATGCATAGGCAGTCTATGTATCATCTGAAAGAGGAAATCTGGTTTGATCCGGACAAACCTCGTACAGATCTCTATGACACTAGAGAAGTAGACGACTGGACTGAGAGTACCATTCGTGGAGAGCCAACTTCATTGCCAGAATGCATGAAGTTGGAGGTGTAAATTTTATAACCATTTTTTTTTTTTGTATATATTGTATATTTCCCGCGCTGTCGTTATCCAGTTTTTAGTAGTTGTAGTGAAGTCTAACTCCCTAATGTATATAGGTAGC